GAATGGTCCTCGACTACAGTTTGAAGATGAGTCAGTCACTGTTGGTGATTCGACTGGTCGTTCAAAGGTTAGGTACTTCTTCTCTCCCGAAGAGACTCTAACAACACCGCAGAAAGACATTAACATGCCTGAGGCAGAAGTCAAGTTTAATCTTGATTCTGACACCCTTAATAAAGTAAAGAAAGCAGCTGCTACTCTAGGCCATAGTGAAGTATCTGTTTCTGTAAAAGATGGCTCTTTGTGTCTTTCTGTGGTTGAATCACAAAACTCAACATCAAATGCATTTTCAATTGATATTGATGGCGAGTTTTCTACACCTAACTTTAGCTTCGTTATTAACATTAACAATCTCAAGATTATTCCTGGTGATTATAGTGTTGAACTAAGTTCAAAGTTTATTTCGCGGTTCATTCACAAAGAGTTGAACGTTCAATATTGGATCGCGCTCGAAAAAACATCTACCTTCGGAGGTTAATTATAAGATGGCAAATAAAGAACAAGTAGATCAACTTATGGATCTAGGTAATAAAGTCGCACGCAGTACTATTGCAGTCGTTGATGCAATTACACAGCGTGGAGGTTTTAAAGGTGAAGAGTTGTCTACTATTGGCACTCTTCGCGATCAAGCAGTTCAAATGGTACAAGCTGTAGAAACAATGCAAGCTGATGCAGAATTTGAAGATGATGAAGAAGAGGAAGCAGCATAAACATTTACATTTGGCTTAATTTGTGGTATAATTATTTTTTGTTATGGAGCTCTTGTAAATGTCTAATGACTTCCTTTGGGTCGAGAAATATCGTCCCTCTAAAATAGAAGACTGTATTCTTCCTACTAATTTAAAGAATACATTTCTCAAGATTGTAGAATCTGGTGAATTGCCTAATATGCTTTTCACTGGTTCTGCAGGTCTTGGTAAAACAACTGTTGCTCGTGCACTATGTAATGAACTTGATCTCGATCATATCCTCATTAATGGTTCAGAAGAAGGTAATATTGATACTCTTCGTACGAAGATCAAGCAATTCGCGAGCACTGTTTCATTGCAGGGTGGCTACAAAGTAGTCATCCTCGATGAGGCAGATTACCTTAATCCTCAATCGACACAGCCAGCTCTTCGTGGATTTATCGAAGAATTTTCTAACAACTGTCGATTTATTCTTACATGTAACTTTAAGAATAGAATCATTGAACCTCTTCACTCTCGTTGTGGTGTATATGAATTCAACACATCTAAAAAAGATATGGTTCAATTGTGTGGTCAATTCATGGATCGCGCTGCTAATATTCTGTATAAAGAAGAAGTATCATTTGATAGTAAAGTTCTTGCCGAACTAATTATGAAATATACTCCAGATTGGCGTAGAGTTCTTAATGAATTGCAAAGATGTGGAATTGCCAACGGTCGTATTGACTCAGAAGTTCTAGCAAATGTTTCTGATGCAAACTACGATGCACTTTTTCTTCACTTGAAAAATAAAGATTTCAAGAAGATGAGATCGTGGGTAGTAAATAATATAGATACAGATGCTGCAGCAATATTTAGAGCAATTTATGATAGAATGTCTGATAAGGTATCATCTCAATCGATACCACAACTAGTGTTAATTCTTGCAGATTATCAATACAAGAATGCATTTGTTGCAGATCACGAACTAAATATAGTTGCATGTTTAACAGAGGTAATGGCTAATGTACAATTCGATTAAACTAAATCTTTATACTCAAGATGATTGTCCTTATTGTTTTGTTATGAAACAAAAATTGACAGAATGGGGATATGATTTTAATGAGATCAATATTAGCTATGATCTTGATAAGAAAAAATTCTTAAAAGAAGAAGGCCATAGAACTGTACCTCAGGTATATTGGAATAAAATACACCTAAATAAAGTAAACACCGAAGACTTTACTAAAGAAGTTTTAGAAGCCGAAATCGATTATGAGAAGTATCAAGGTGGAGTAGAGAACTTTGCTTAAATGGTTACTTGACGGTGACGATACTTTGCAATATGATCCAGTAACTCGTAAAAGAGATCTTACTACACTATTATTTACATTCATATTTAGCTTTGCGCTTTCTTTTGTGTGTGATTTTACAGGTGTGTTACTCGGCGGTTTAATCGTGTATATAGGTTTTAATTGGCTACAGCGCCATGAAAGTAATATAAAATGAATCCATTTGAATATCTAAAAGCAATTAATGATACCAAAAAAGATATTATGGTTGATGATATTGCAGAAAAAGGATATAATGCATATATGGTTAATCGAGGCTTATCATACTTTAATGATACGGTTGTCATTGCCAATGAGATGAATAAGTATCATCATATCGATAATCGTTTACAATTTGATTTTTATATAAATATAGTACGTAAACGGAAAAGGTTTTCTAAATGGTTAAAACCTGAAACCGTCAGTGACGTGGAAGTAGTTAAGGAATATTATGGCTATAGTAATGATAAATCCCGCCAGGCCTTATCCCTTCTCACATCAGATCAAATTAATGAATTGAGAAAAAAGGTTTATAAAGGTGGAAGAAAATAAATTAGTTGAGTGGACACCTGCCTCAATGCTTGAGGTAACTCTAAACGAACCAGATGATTTTCTGAAGGTTAGAGAAACACTCACACGTATTGGTGTCGCATCCCGTAAAGATCAAAAACTGTATCAGTCTTGTCATATTTTACATAAACAAGGCAGATATTTTATTGTTCATTTTAAAGAGTTATTTCTATTAGATGGTAAAAAATCTAATTTAGAAGAAAACGATATTGCACGTCGTAATACTATTGCTACATTGATGAGTGATTGGGGTTTAATTACAATTGATTCAGGTACAAAAACAGAACCAATTGCACCTATGAGACAAATTAAAATTATCCCTTATAGAGAGAAAAACTCGTGGGAGTTATGTCCAAAATATAATATTGGAAATAAGTAATGAATAATTTAATATATCATGTCGATTTTGATTTTGATATAGAAGCTCTAAAAAAAGAATGTGAAGATTTACATAAGAAAAACCTACACAACAACACTTGGGAATATAGCGAGTATGGTCAAAATCATTTAGATGTAGAATCTTTTTCAATAGTACAAGAAAACTGGGGACATATGCCAGTAGGTAGAAGAGAAAGAAAAAGATTTCTGCAGCATTTTGATTTATGGGAAGATGATTACGAAATTACTAATAGCAAATACCTAAAATTACATGCTAATACTATGTTATTGCCACATGTGGATGGCCATCCCTGTTCATTAAATATTATATTGAGCGAAGATCCTGGTCCTATAAATTTTTATGGTAAAGATTATCAGTATAAGTCAGCTTTAGTAAATATATCAGAAAAACATGGTGTTAATAATATGGGTCAATCAGATAGATTGATGTGGAAAATATCTTTTTATAAAAATACGTTCGAGGAAATAAAAAATACTATATATAATTATGTACGCCGATAATCGGGTACAATCAACTGTCCATAAACGGAGGTTAACATGACAGGAACTTATGCACTGCCTAGACAGGCATTCATTGGGTTTGATCGGATTTTTGATCAGCTCGAAAATATCCACAGCCAAGCTAAGGATACGTATCCACCACATAACGTGGTACGTGAAGACGAGTTTCAATATATCGTCGAATTAGCAGTTGCTGGATTTACCGAAAAAGATGTTACAATTGAAGTGAAAGATCATATCTTGACTGTAACTGCTCAACGTGAGCAGCGTAGAGAACAAGAGAAGTATCTTCATAAAGGTATCTCTGCTCGGAAGTTCAAAAAGTCGTTTCGTCTCTCAGAATACACTGAGGTACGTGGAGCTGAAATGAAGGATGGCATACTTGCGATTGGCCTCGAAGTAGTCCTTCCTGAAGAGAAGCGTCCCCAAATGATAACAATTAATAGTCATAAGGGGAAAACTAATGACAGCAATAGTACTAAAAAACTTTTCAGTAGCGCGTGAAGTATTTGTAAATAAAATCTTCATGTTCATTGTAGGTCTTTTTACTTCAATCGGTAAGTCGATTCAAGTTTCAAGACAGATCGAAGCTAATCGGCAAATTGCCAAACATTTATTGCAGGAATATCCTGAGCATACATATGAATCTTTGGTAGCAGAACTTAATCATAAAACAATTCAGAAGGAAATGTAATGATTAAATTGTTCAAAACGCTGATGAAAAAAATGTCGCAAGATCCAGTAGAAAGGTATCTCGCCGAATCAGAAGATCTAATAGACTTAGAAAACCGTATGAAAGCTTTACGGCATAAGGGTATTTGGATCTAATGTGGCCATATACTGAAGAAGAAAATAAAAAGCTAAGCTAAAAAATAGGGAGAATAGTATGCAAAGTGCACCACGTTACTGTAAAAACTGCGGTCATAGGTGTCATTGCTATTCTCCCGATTGTGAAGAATGTGTAAACGATGTGTGCACTACGTGTGACTGTAATAAGCCGAATATAAGAGATATTCCAGATTCATTTATAGGAGAAAATTAATGAGCGATTTTCATCCAGATCCAGACAAACGTCCATGGGTTTATGACTGCTCCGGAAATAAAGTAGCTCGCCTACCCACAGGCGAGCCTGATTACACAAAAATATATAAAGAAAATTATGAAAAAAGCAAACGTGGTACCGCATCTATCGATAGCCAGTTGCCATATTACGTAGACTTGCCATAGGAGAGAATAATGAATATTGACGAACTAAGAGAACAACTAAAAATCGATGAGGGAGTTAAATATGAAATCTATCTCGATCATCTCGACCTTCCTACTTTTGGCATTGGTCATTTGGTTAGGGACGACGATCCAGAATGGGGTGAACCCGTCGGAACGGAAATCTCAGAAGAACGAGTCAACGAGTGTTTCGACCGAGACGTCGAAATCGTATTGTCTGACTGTGAAACCCTCTATCCAGATTATTACGACTTGCCAGAAGAAGTCCAACAAATTATAGCCAATATGATGTTCAATATGGGTAGACCTCGTCTTTCAAAATTTAAAGGAATGAAACGTGGTGTAGACGCTCAAGATTGGAATGCAGCTGCAGATGAAATGGTTGATAGCGCATGGTATCGTCAGGTTACAAACCGTGCAGATAGGCTTGTAGAAAGAATGCGTGCTGTTGCTAATTAAACTATGTACATCCTTATGATTCTGTGGTATAATACTACTATTATTTGGAGGTTGTATGTCAGCATTTTATACATCAGTAGTTCGGTATGGCAATTCAATGTTGTATCGAGGCTATGACGGTCTTGGTAAAAGAGTTTATAAGAAAGATGTTTTCAAGCCTCGGTTTTTTGTGCCGTCAAAAACCGAGTCTCAATGGCGTGGATTAGATGGCGCTGTAATTGGCCCAGTAGAATTTGATTCTATGCGTGAGTCAAAGCAGTGGCTTGAACAATATCGTGATGTTCAAGGTTTAAAAATCTATGGTCACGCAAACTATATTCATCAATATATTACACAGCGATACCCAGGTGATATTCAGTGGGATCGCGACAAAATTAATGTAAGTACTATCGATATCGAAACTGCATATGAAGATGGGTTTCCTGAACCTGACATTGCAGACCAAGAAGTACTAGCTATTACAATCAAAAACAATATTGACGGTGTGTACCGAGTATGGGCTATGGGTGATTATGACACCGAAAAAGCTCTTATTAAACCTGTGCGCTATACCCGATGTGATAACGAGATAGATCTTCTTCTTAAATTTCTAGATTATTGGTCTATGCCTTCTGCATATCCTGATGTTATCACTGGTTGGAATGTTAAATTTTTCGATATTCCATACCTAGTAAATCGAATTAATCGAGTGCTTGGACTAGAATCTGTAAAGAAGTTTTCTCCGTGGGGTATGGTTGATCATCGTAAAGTTAATAAGCGTGGTCAAGAAGCAACAACATATAATCTTGCTGGCATTCAAACACTTGATTATCTCGATCTATTTCAAAAATTTGGCTACACGTATGGTGCACAAGAATCGTATAAGCTTGATCATATTGCAAAGGTAGTACTTGGAGAAAAGAAACTTTCTTACGAAGAATCTGGCTCTCTTAAAAATCTTTACAAAGATGATTTCCAAAAATATATTGATTACAACATGAAAGATGTTGAACTCGTCGATCGTCTCGAAGATAAGATGGGTTTGATTACTCTTGCTATGACTGTGGCTTATAAAGGTGGTGTAAATTACACTGACACATTTGGTACCACTGCAATATGGGAATCAATCATATATCGTAAACTCAATTGGCAACGTACTGCTCCGCTTGTGCATGCAGACGAAATGCTTAAAGAAAGATTTGAAGGTGGTTATGTTAAATCGCCTCAAGTCGGTATGCACGATTGGGTA